TGTTTCCTCCACCACTCATCGAGTCATGACTTGAAATAAATTCTGTTCCTGAATCACCTGAATCAGATTTACCTTTTTTATTGCCCAGTGCACGCAGTCGAGTTCATTTCTTTCCGGCGCACTCTTCAAACATAGTTCTTCTTCCAGCTCATTCAGCCTTTCCTGCAGGATCTGCTGAGTCGTGGAATACTGGATTATTATTGAATCGCCCTTCATCTTGATATCCATGACATAACCAACTGCAGCATATTGTCCAGGATCACTGTGTCTCCCGTTTCTGTTCCGAATCAAGAACAGGGACGGGAGTTTTTTTATCTCGTCTGCCGCTGCAAGCTCCGGTTTAGCAAAAATCTCTCTTATGGGATCGTCGGTAAAATCATTTAATGCGTACCTCTTGGGGATAACCACCATTCCATCCAAAGCGTTCTGGTCCGCTACGATCAGATTGTAATATTCCGAATTAACAATAGCCGGCATGTATCCCATGCCATACATGCCAGTGTAGTAATTCGTCTGTTGCTGGATGTACCCGACTTGCATGTTGTTATCGCCGTTTGCAACGAACGATGGGTTCCCTTTTAACTGTAAGCCAGTCTGTCCTGGCTTTTGAAGTTCGTTCCCCATGCGGCCCTCACTTTTTGTTAACCTGCTGGTTGATATAGCCAATCTGTGTATTACTGTTTCCGTTCTGGGTGAAGTTGAATGCAAACTGGCTCAGCTGCTGCGGATTCAGTGGTGGCGGAACCTGATCTTCATTTTCAGATGCGGTCTCTTCTGGTCCATTATCGGTCCCATCGTCCTCATCTCCACAGTCAATTACTTCAGCCTCACTGTCATCCAACGCTGTATCTTGAATATCATCGATCAGGAAAACATCAATATCTCTCTTTATTGCCTCTCCCATGTTCCCGGAATATTCCCGCTTGCTACCTCCAGCAGATGGACACCACTCGTTATAGGTTTTCTCGCCGACTTTATCACTCGGACGATTCAACACAACGTAATGCCAAATGCCAAGCAGGAAGGCTTGAAAGCAGACATCGCTCATCTTGCATAATTCAGTTTTGGTCATCGGCGCACCGTTCTCCTGAACATAGAACAAGTCACCCGGAAGAATAGATTCATCCTGGTTAACAAGGTCCATGAGCGCTTTTACCAGATTTACGTCCTTATGGACCGAAGTTTGCACTTCAAGGTAGTCCTGAACAAAGGTATTCATATCCTGAAGTGCCCTTGAGTAATTCTGCTTTACACGCTCATCAAAGGCGTTCATTTCTTGTATTTTGCCAAAGGGGAGATACTCACTCGGCCTGCTCATCTGGCAAGATTTGAAATTATTCGTAATGGTTTTCAGTGTGTCCTTTGGATTAACCGGAGCCACATAATCCGGGTTGACAACCTTTACCAATCCAATAAGAACCTCCGGATCACTGAGTCCGTCTGAATCACCATGCCAGTGTTCTTTTGCCTTAATTCTCTGTTTTAACGCCTGCAGCACCAGCACGAAAAATGTGCCGCCACACAGACGAGGATATTCATCTTTTTCCACTTTTTCCTCCGATTTACTCTGATTGGCTGCAGGACTGTTCCTGTAAACAACCCCACTTAATTCTTACTAATTCCCACTAAAACCAAGTATATCAAAAGTCTGAAAACTTATCAATTCCTCAGCTATAAACATTCAATAACGCAAATATTAATTTTCAAATCGACACCCGCAAAACTCTGAACCAAATAAACCAAATAAACCTACTGAACTATGACACAGTAACTTGCCAAACCATTGGATGGCTCTTGTGAGAAATCACAGGAGCTTTTTTTCTTCCCGTGATTTCCGCAGAAATTTTGCAAATCGCAGGAGGAAAAACAATGAGTAAAAGAATCTATGTCAAATCAACGAAGACCTGGCTGGACGTCACCGACGAGCAGTACAAGGACCACATGCGTGAATGCGACCGCATCCGTAATAAGATGCAGAGCCACAAAGCCTGCAGCTGTCCCAGAAATAAGTTCTGGATGTGTGACGGCTGCTGCGATGACTGCGACTACAAGGTGTCCGGTGCAATCCTCTCGATGGATGCCCCTATGGGTGAAGACGAGGGTGGCGACGAGTTTTCGCTGCACGACATCGTCGGAGATCCTGAATCAGACTTCGAGTCCAAGCAGCTGAAAGATCTCTTCTACATGCAGATCATCCATCGCCTGGGTGAGCTTTATCCGGAAGCCATCACGATCGGTCAGCTCCGTCTGGAAGGAAAGACGGATACGGAAATCAGCGAAATCATCGGTGTGCCTCGGACCACCTTCCGCAGCAGAATCGAGAAAGCCAAGAAGCAGATCCTAGCCGAGCTCGGTGAGGACTCCCTCTATATGTAACAGCATGTCTTTCCCAAGTCCTGGGCGTCTCCAAAAAGACGCTCAGGATTTTTTTATTTTCTTTCGTCAATCAGCCTACCCCACCTCCATTGAGGTGTGTAAGGGGCAGGAAAGAAAAAAGGAAGCCCCGGAAACGGAGGTGAAGAGAAATGCCAAGAGAACCCGTAAACAAGCGAGACGTCGCCCACTGGCTGGATGTCATCGGCCTCATAGCCACAAGACTTGCAGACCTGATCGACGAACTCGCGGAATGTCAAGAAATGGAAAGGAGACAAACAGATGTCAAAGATGAGCGAGATGGATCTGACCATCAAGGAGCTGCGCGATGCAGCTGCCACCATTGCAGATGCGGCAGACTTTCTGACTAAGGCCTTCAGTGCTGCTGAAGAGTCCAAGACAGAAACCAAAGCTGATAAGCAGCAGATTGAAAATTTTGCTACCGAAGAGATAAAGTCATCGGAGCCGGAGGAGAAAACCCTGACGCTTGCTGAGGTCCGCGGGATCCTGGCCAAGAAATCCAGAGCCGGTCACACGGCGGAGGTGAGAGACCTTCTCAAGAAGTATGGTGCAAGCCGTCTCTCTGAGATCGACCCGACGCACTACAAGGCTCTAGTCCAGGATGCGGAGGAGATTGCCAATGACTAAACACGCTCTCCTCTCCGCCTCTTCCGCCTACCGCTGGCTGAACTGCCCGCCTTCCGTAAGACTGTCGGAAGGCATCCAGGACCAGCCCAGCGAGTATGCCGCAGAAGGGACCGATGCCCATCTTCTCTGCTCCCACAAGCTGGAAAAAGCTCTGGGGATGCCGACCGAGGATCCGACTGAAAACCTCACCTACTACAACGCTGAGATGGAAGCCTGTGCCAATGAGTATGCTGCCTATGTGCTGGAGCTCTACGAAAAGGCAAAGGAGACCTGCCCGGACCCGGTCGTCATGATCGAACAGAAGGTGGACTTCTCAAGATATGTTCCCGACGGCTTCGGAACCGCTGACTGCATCCTGATTGCAGACGGGACCCTGAACATCGTCGATTACAAGCACGGAAAAGGCGTGGAGGTCGATGCACACGGGAATCCGCAGATGATGCTCTACGCACTCGGTGCCCTGGAGATTTTCGACGGTCTTTACGACATCGACACCATTCAGATGACCATCTTCCAGCCGCGCCTTGGAAACATCAGTGTAAGTGAGCTTAAGAAGGATGAACTCCTCGCCTGGGCAAAGGACACACTGGTTCCGAAGGCAAAGCTCGCCTACGAGGGCAAGGGTGAAACCGCCGCAGGTCCCTGGTGCCGCTTCTGCAAGATCAAGGCCCAGTGCCGTAAGCGTGCGGAAGCGAATCTCGAACTCGCAAAGCTCGACTTCACGGACCCTCCACTCCTCTCTGACGAAGAGATCGAGGAGGTCCTGGCAAAGATCGATAACCTTGTCTCCTGGGCAGGCGACGTTAAGAATTTTGCGCTGGAGCAGGCGATCGGCGGAAAGCACTGGAACGGCTACAAGCTGGTCGAGGGCAGATCAAACCGCAAGTACACGAATGAACAGGAGGTCGCAAAGACCGTCCTTTCAGCAGGCTTTGATCCTTATGAGCAGAAGCTCAAGGGTATCACAGCCATGACAGCCCTTCTTGGAAGGAAGAAGTTCACTGAGCTGCTCGGCAACTTCATCACCAAGCCACAGGGTAAACCGACCTTAGTTCCGGAAAGCGACAAGCGTCCGGAAATGACAACAGCAGCAGATGAATTCAAGGAGGAAAAAAATTATGAGTAAGAAGCAGATCAATCCCATGAAGGTTATCACCGGTAAGGACACGAGATGGAGCTATGCAAACGTCTGGGAGCCGAAGGCTATCAACGGCGGACCGCCCAAGTTCTCCGTCTCCCTCATCATCCCGAAGGCCGATACCGTGACCGTAAACAAGATCAAGGCCGCCATCGAAGCCGCCTATAAGGAGGGCGAGTCGAAGCTCAAGGGAAACAGCCGCACGGTTCCGCCCCTCACCGCAATCAAGACTCCGCTCCGTGACGGTGACACCGAAAGACCGGACGATCCGGCCTACAAGGACAGCTATTTCCTGAACGCCAACAGCTCCACGGCACCCGGTATCGTCGATGCGGACTGCCAGCCGATCCTGCAGCGCTCCGAGGTCTACTCCGGAGTTTACGGAAGAGCCTCCATCAACTTCTATGCCTTCAACACCAACGGCAACCGCGGTATCGCTGTCGGCCTGAATAACCTTCAGAAGATCCGTGACGGAGAGCCTCTCGGCGGCAAGGCAAGCGCTGAGTCCGATTTCGCAGATGAGGACGATGACGACTTCCTCTCCTAATGACAATCACAGTAAATCCCATGCTGGCGGCACAAAGGCTGCCGCCAGTACATTCTGAAAAGCGAGGTAAAACAAATGTTAACTTATGAAATAATGCGTCAGTTCGTTATGGCCGGTCTCTTCGGCATGATCCTTGGGCTTGACATCTTCGGCCTTGTCTATCTGATCAAATCCGCCGTCAGCGGGATCAAGAGCTTCTTCCACTGGATCAGAAAGAAGCACTCCCACAAGGCCGACGTCACTGAATAACAACCTACTGACAAACCACACCAGGGCGGGCCTCATCGCCCGCTCTTTTGATAGGAGGATAAGCATGAGTATCTTTAACTTTCTGATCCCGTTCACTGAAAAGCTCCCGCCTGAAAATGTCGACCTCTTCGTCTGCTCTCATGCAGAGGACCCTAAGGAGCGCACCTACGGGATCATGCGATATTTCAAAAAGGGCACGGTCTGCTGCATCGCCGACCCGGTCGAGGGCTCTTCCTGGGAAGAACGGATGGTCAATGCCGTCTTTAATGACCGCAGACCGACCCAGACCATTCCGGAGACCGGCTACTACTTCCTCTCGGAAGGAGACGGCGACTGCATCTGGCTTCACTCATCCATCAAGCCACTCGACTCGTCCTATGCCGTGATCAACCCTGAAGACGATAGAGCCTGAAACCACTGCCCTGCCGGAAAGACACTCTCCGACAGGGTATTTTTATAGAAAGCGATGTGAAAGCTATGAATGAAATCTCAATGGATCTTGAAACCTACTCCAGTGTCGACATTGGGAAATGCGGCGTCTACCGCTATGCCGATGCACCGGATTTCGAGATCCTTCTCTTTGGCTATTCCGTAGACAAAGGTCCGGTCCAGGTCATAGACCTTGCCTCAGGCGAAGAGGTCTCGGAGGAAATTCTGGATGCCCTGACAGATGAATCCGTCATCAAATGGAGCTTCAATGCAGAATTTGAACGGATCTGCCTCTCCCGCTACCTTCTCGATCTTGGAAGAAGCGTGAATCCTTTTCTTGACAACCATCCTCTTAGCAACGAGCGTGCTCGCTACCTTTCACCGGAGGGCTGGCACTGCTCCAAGGTCTGGTCCGCCTACATGGGACTTCCACAGTCTTTGAAAGGTGTCGGCACAGTTCTTGGACTTGCTGCCCAGAAGATGGAGGAGGGCAAGGATCTCATCAAATATTTCTGTGTACCCTGCAAAGCCACAAAGACGAACGGAGGCAGGACCAGGAACCTTCCTGAGAATGCTCCGGACAAGTGGGCCGTCTTTAAGAAATACAACGTCCGTGATGTTGAGGTCGAGATGGAGATCAAGGACCGTCTGAAGAACTATCCCGTCCCTGACTCAGTCTGGGAGGAATACTACATCAGCGAAGAAATCAATGACACCGGCGTCTTAGTGGATCAGACGCTTATCGGAAACGCCCTCAAGCTTGATGCCCTTTCAAGAGAACAGCTCACTGCCAGAATAGAGGAGCTCACCGGTCTTGAAAATCCGAACTCCGTCCAGCAGCTCAAAGCCTGGCTCAAGAGTCAGGGAGTTGAGACCGACGACCTTGGCAAGAAGAACGTGAAGAAGCTGATGGAGAACGCCCCTCCCAAGGTCAGGCAGGTTCTTGCTCTCCGTCTCTCCCTTGCCAAGAGCTCTGTGAAGAAATACACCGCGATGGAAAATGCCGTTTGCTCTGACGGCAGGGTACACGGCATGTTCGTATTCTATGGAGCCAACCGGACTGGCCGCTTCACCTCAAAAATCGTCCAGTTACAGAATCTTCCCCAGAATCATCTGCCGGATCTCCCCGAAGCCAGATTCCTTGTCCGTTCCGGTGACTTCGATGCAGTAACCCTTCTCTACGAGGATATCCCGGACACCCTCTCCCAGCTGATCCGGACGGCATTTATCCCTGCGTCCGGCATGAAATTCATCGTCTCGGACTTCTCCGCCATCGAATGCCGGGTCCTGGCCTGGTATGCAGGCGAAAAGTGGGTACTCGATACCTTCGCTCACAGAGGCGACATCTACTGCGCGACCGCCGAGAAGATGTTTCATGTGCCGGTGAAAAAGCACGGCATCAACGGAGAGCTCAGGCAGAAAGGGAAGCAGGCAACATTGTCGTGTGGCTATGGTGGCTCGGTCGGTGCCCTCAAAGCGATGGGTGCCCTCGAAGCCGGCATGACAGAGGACGAGCTGCAGCCCCTTGTCTCTGCCTGGCGGGAAGCCAACCCGAACATCGTAAAGTTCTGGTGGGAAATCGACCGGGCAGCCATGCGGACCGTCACCATGCATACGACAGAGAAGCTCCACGGCCTGACCTTTTCCTATAAGTCCGGCATGATGTTCATCAGGCTTCCCTCCGGAAGGCACCTCGCCTATGTGAAGCCTCGGATCGGTCAGAACCGTTTCGGAGGCGACTGCATCACCTATGAGGGCATCGGCAATACCAAGAAGTGGGAACGCCTCGAAACCTACGGCCCGAAGCTCGTGGAAAACATCGTCCAGGCTACAAGCCGCGACATCCTCTGCTTTGCCATGAAAACGCTCCGCAACTGCAGGATCGAAATGCATATCCACGATGAACTGATCATCGAAGCCGATCCAAGGATGTCGCAGACGGCCCTCTCCGAGCAAATGAGCCGTGTTCCACCCTGGGCTCCGGGTCTCATCCTCTCCGCCGATGGCTTTGAATCACAATTCTATAAAAAAGACTGA